CAGTGGTGGTAGGTGGAGATGTAGTGGTCGAAGTAGTAGGACGAAGAATGAAAGGTTTGGATGATTGATTAGGGAACACAATCGTATTACGTGGTGTGGTAGGGAACTGAAATTGAACTTTATCTACGTCGGAAGGAATAGCGTCGATATCAACAAAAACAACAGTGTCGGAGTTTAAGGTTTGATTGAAAGAAATACCAATAACACGTAATTCAACTGCACTTAAGGTTATTAAGATAAAAGATAATGAAAGATACATGATGAGAATAAAATGATTAATCTAAATTACTTAAGAGTTATACTTCAAATATGAATAAACTGAAAAAGGGGAAGATCAAGTTGTGGTAGGTGCAGGTGTAGGTGAAGGAGTCGTGTAGTCAAAATGTGAGAAGGCAGGCAGAAATTTACTAAATTGCACGAAATATAAGAAGAAAGCAAGCATAATACATGACATACGGATGGAAGTGACAGAGGTGCCGTTATACAAGTAGAGAAGCATAGCTTCAGCAATGTACTCATAAGGGGATTTCATGGGAATAATAAAGAAGTAGAGTACTAAACCCGCTACGACAGTAACTCTTTTTGACTCGGGAGTGGCAATTATAGTGGGAATAAAGGCGATCATACCGAAGAAAAACAGAATATTATTTTTCAACCAAATACCCATAGAAGCGGTTTGAGGATTAGCGATAATTTTTACGATGACAGAGTGAACATAATTAGTAGTTTTCTTGTTAGCAGAGTCAGCACTATAGGAATAGATCAGAACGATAGATAGTAAAAGGGGAACAAGAAAAGTAGGATTAGTTAAACGTTTTTCGGCATAGGTCATGAAAGTTTGCTTGAATGTGGGAGGTTTGGGAGCGACGATTTTTGCGTTCAATGATTCAAGGGACTTGATAAGAGGACGGCGAACATTGGTTCTGCGGTATACGACCATGATGATAAGATAATAGTAAATGAAAGATATTAATCTAATTTCCTAAATCTACAATAAATGATTTTAAAAGGTTAGAAATGATGCAAATGATGATAGATAAGAATATAGAACTAGTGAAGGCATAACCAGAAAAGCAAAATACGAATATGAAGAAAATTATGAGATACAATGATTTCAACATAAATTGCAAAATCTCTGATTCGAATATTGGAGAAACAATAGAAATAATAGTGTCAAAAAGAAGCGACAAAATGTATGAAAAGGATTGAATGATGGCGGAAGTGATGCGATCAACGACAGTGATTTCTGTAGGATGTATTAATAAGGAAGATGGTTGAATTTCATTCCTGGATATAACGCAATCTTGGTAGAAAGGGCAATCGTGTATGGGACGGTTGAGAACGAAATAGTCATTGATACGAGCAGAATATGTGTCAACCCTATTGAATGTGGGTTGAATGGCGTTAATGATAGGTACAGTACTATTACGTGTTAGTAGAACTATAGCGGGTATATACTGATATAAGAGATTTAATGGAACATACTTAATAGAACAAACTTGATGGTAATTATATGTGTTAAAGACAAAATTTGTGCCGTCGTAGACAAAACTTCCAGAAGAAGGCAAGAAGGATTTAGGAGACAAAAACTGTGAATAGCATGCGTAGGTAGTGATAGCATATAGATTACCTGTGGTTAAGACAATATATTGATTATTTGGTTCTAAGTCAGGGACAGATGATAAAGTATAAGAAGATGATGAAAGCGTTATATGCTTAGGTGAAAGAACTGTGGCGTTGTGTACAACATTTACAGAAGAAGCTACAGGTTTAATATAATAGCAAAAGGTGATTTTATCAAGAATAGAGTTGGTATGTATATAAGATTTAGAAATACCACAACTAGGTAAAGACGGGCATGAAGAGGACAAAATACTGTCATATGCCACTAAGCACTTAGGATTATGATTAATAGTGTATAGCAAAACAGGGGATAGATCAAAGTGTCGAAAGCTCTGGTAGTGACGGAGTTTAAACTCATCAAGATAGTAAGTCTCAGATAAGGTGAGATTAAGGAGACTCGGGATTATCAGATTCAGAAGTTGTACGTACATGTTGTTTGACAGTGAATGAGTCAAATTTTTCTATTATTTCACTTAAAGTCATGTTAAAGATGTCGGGCGAATACCATTTAGGGTAGGTGACTTTGGGAAGAAGAGATGAGATTTCTTTGATAATTAATCTTGAGATATTGTCACTACACGACTTCTTGTCGAAGAAGGGTATGTTGCAAGATAAAGGATAAACTTTATTATTATATACTATCTCAGCAGTAGCGATATACTTATCGTTATGCGTATTAAAACGTTGAAG